TATTTATATTTAAATTTATAGTTTCTTCTAAATTTTCAATTAAAATGGCATCATCATTTAATGTGATTTTATATTTTTTATCAACTTCGTAAAATTCTTCTTCAAATTCTATTTCTTTAATTTTGTTCTCTCCGCCAGCGGAATTATTATTTTTATCATTTTCATTTTTATCAAAATCTTCATTAAAAAGATAATTTATATTATTAACTTTCAAAGTATAATTTTCAGAAAAATTACCTTCAATTTCAACTTCTTTTTCATCAATTATTTTAATAAGAAATTTATTAGTTACAATTTTTCCATTTTTATAAAATAAAAAAAAATTTGTTATTAAAGGATTTTCGTTTTCATCTAATTTATATATAAGTTTTTTTTTATTCCATTGAACTTTGTTATTCATAGAATCACCTATTTTTTAGAAGTTTTTTTAGATTTTTTTTCAACTTTTTCTTCTTCAACAGGTTGTTTTTCTTCTATTTCTTCAGTTTTGTTATTTTTTTCTTCAAATAATTCTTTTAGTTGTTCATTAATAACTTCATCTTCATCTTTTTCTTCAACGATTTCTTTTCCATTTTCATCAAGTTCAACAACTTTTACATATTTATTTTCAATAAATTTATGAAGTTTTAAAATATTTTCTTCTGTTGCTTCAACAAAATTATTTTCAGAATTAAGTAAAATTCCATTTTGTGATAAATAATGAACTCCATATAATTTAATAACTTTCATTTATTCCTCCAATTTTGAAATAGGCAGGAGAAATTACCTGCCTATTCAATTTATTTATTAGTTAAAAACTTCATTTCTCTTTAAAGTAATAATTGGTTGATTTGCAGTTGGATCGTAAACATCATCAGTTACAGTAATATTTCTAAAAGCAAAGACACCGTGGTTTTTATCTAAAACAAATCCATATCTTTCCTTTAATTTTATTTTTGTAACATCAACCATTTTGTCTTCTATTCTGTCAACTGTTATTCCTTTTCCATCATGAACATAACTTAATGATCTTGAAGAATCACATAATAGAATATCAGTGCAATTTTCAGAAACTGATGTGTATTGAGCAACAGGTGCTGTTGTAAATCTAGTAGCTGGAGAATAAACTGTCGAACCTTTTGTAAAATAAGAAACTAATGGTGTTACAATTATATTTAAATTTTTATTTTTTATAAGTTGTGGAACTTCCATTTTTTCTGTTTTGTAAACAGCTTTTCCAACATTATGATTCCATTTCGTAACAGCATTTTGATAAATTGTTTCCATTTTTGCTGGTATCATAAATCTTATATTTGCAGTTTCTTTTAAATATTCTCTAATATTTGGTTCTTTGTAAATTACATTCCAAGCTAATGGGTGTAAGAAAATTACATCTATATTGAAATGAGAATTTTGTGCTTGATATAAGAATTTTTCTAAATCTCCAAGTAATAATGTTCCATTTTGTTGGATTGGGTTTTTAAAACTTCTTCCAGATGGCTTTAAAGTTGGTGTTGAAGATAATCCATCTAATGCTGTATTTGCATGAGCTTCCAAAAGTCTAATCGCTTCCAATGATTTATATCTTTTCATATCATTTATTGCCGCAGATAATAATGTGTTTATTAATGCTAAACCATTTCTTTCTAAAGCTTCTTGTGAATAAGCAACCATAACTCCAACTTTACCTTTTGAAGTTTTAATAAAATCTTCTGTTGATTCTAAATTAATTGTCTTAAATTCTCCACCTTCAGCTACTCTTGCTGTTGCTGGAGAACCTTCTTCTCCAATTACAACTGTATAAAATACAGTTGAATCTTCTAAAAGCATATCTTTAGAAACATATTGCCAAGCTTCAAAATCATTATATTGTATTTTTGTAACAACTCTATTTAATATTTGTTGTGAAAAAATACCTAATGAACTTGCGGAAAAATCTTTTATAGATTTTCCAGTTTTTTCACTGTAATCTTTAATAGTTTTTTCTATTTCTAGTGATAAATCTCTCATTGAAAAATTCTTTTGAGTTTGAACATCAAAACCATTATTTATAATTATTTCTGAAAAATCTTCTATTCTTTTTACAAATTCTAAACTATCTTCCGCATTATCTTTAAATAATTTATCATCAACTATTGCTCTTTCTTTGTTTAATGAAAGGAATGATTGTAAAGAATCTTTTATTTGTTCTTTATCGTATTCTACGAATCTTTTTGCCATTTATTAATATACCTCCGTTACATAGTTACATAAAATTCAACTATTTTCTTTTCGTAATTACTATCTTTGTAGACTGATTCAAATGAATTATATACATTTCTACTTAAACCAGCTGTGCTTTTACCAGCTATTTCAAAATCAAAACAACTACCATTTGTATAAATCATATTGTCATAAAAATTACCTGGTAATATTGAACTAACTCTACCAATTTTTTGTGTTGGGTCATCTGTTTTTGCAAAAACTACAGGCATTCCAGCATAATATGCTTTTGTTTTAGGACAATCAGTTTTTGTTTCTCCAAACAGCACTGGTAAAGTATCATCACCAATAGAAGTTGCAATTTCAGCAGAAGTTATTGGTCTTAAAAGTTGTCCAGGTTTAAATTCAAATAAACTTTTTGTAGCACCATCTTTTTTATAAGCATATCCTCTTTCAAATAAGGCTTCAGCTTGATAAACAGTTGGTGTTATACCATGTAAATCATCCATATTATTTGCTGTAGAAACAGCACCTTCAGCATTTTTTCCACCATTAAAATATTGTTTTAAATGTTCAGTACTTCTTAAACAAGCACCTATTACTCCATAAGGAGCTAATGTACCATCAGCTGGTACTAAAAATCCATTGTCATTGATAGCAACTGCTATTGATGGAGAAGTTACTAATTTTAATCCATCAGGCATTACTCCCTTTATATAAAAAACTTCTTTTAAACTTGGGTCTGCCATAGGTGTTCCTAAACCAGAAGTTATAACTGATTTGGCTGTTCCTTTATAACCAATTGGTTCACTTAAAGCTCTATTTGTAAACATTTATTACCTCCGTTAATTATTAAGTAACATAGCCATAACTTCATCATTTTCTTTTGAAGTTTGACAACTGTTATCTTTTAATTGTTCTTTATAATCTTTCATTTCATTTTCAACATTTTCTTTATTTGTTTTAGGTTTATTATCATTAAAATCTTTTACATCTGGATTTTTATTATCCTCAATATGTTCAATTTTTTGATTTTGTTGTTCATTATTATTTTCTTGTTTTTGGTGTTTGTCATCTTTCATTTCTGTTTCTGTTTGTTCTGTTTGCTCTGTTTGTTCTAAAGTTCCAGTAGCAACATATGGCTTTAATTCAGTAACAGAGTCTTCTATTACTTTTATTTTTTCATTAGTGCTATCTTGTAAAATATTTATAATACTAATAAAATCTTCTATTTTATCCTCTTCTAATGAATTAAAAAATGTTTCTATTTTTTCAGAATTTTCATCTTTTAATGTCCAAACATTTTTCATATCCTTTAAAAGTGATTTTCTTAGTAAATCTTTTAACATTGTTGAATCACCCTTATTATCTTTTATATTATTGTTGTTTTTACTATCTTTACATTGATTTTCTTGATTGTCAATTTGTGCTTGATTTTTAATATTTTTATTATCAGAAGTAGGAATAGTATTTTTTTCTTCTTTTTTTTCTGGAACATAAATAATAGAAGTATCATTAGCTGGAATATTTACTATTGAAATTTCTTCAGCAATAAAAGGTCCTATTGCTTTTGGTATACATTCAGTTTCAACATCATTTATTTTATAAGTTGAACCAGCATAATGAGAACATTTGAAAAATGATGTTCCGCAAATATTACAAACCATATCAGAGCAAGTAATTCCTTGTGATACTGTTAGATAATATCCATCTTTTATTTTTTTTATAGTATTGTCATCAACAAAACATTTTAAAATGATAGATGTTTTACCATCTTTAAAACAATTATTTTCTTTAAAAAATTCTACTACTTCTTCTGGTAATTCTGAATTATAAGGACTCTTACATGATAAAGTTTGATGATCAATAGCAAAGCTATCTAAAGCTCTTCCTAATGGTTCGCCATTCCAATCATCATGATTTTTTAAAACTGGTTTGTTATACGGAGTCATATAACTTCCATTATCTGACATTTCAATAACTGAATCATCATCATATTTTCTATAATTTATTTTTTTATCAGAAGTTGTAGCTAACATATAAATGATGTTTTGATATTCTTTTTCTTTTAAAATTGGATTTTTAATTTTTTTATCTTCTAATACATAAACATTTTTTATTTTGTTTAATTCATTAGAATCTTTTAGAATGTTAATATCTAAACTATCACTAATTTTATAAAAAGTATGTTCGTGCAATTTTTTATTTCACCTCTTTAATTTTTTTTGGTTTTTTTTGTGGTGCCAGTACCACTAGTATATTGGTTTTTTGGGTTATTAACATTTTCAACAATACCACTCATTTCAGAATTAGTTTTGCTATATAAATTTTGAAATGTATTTTTTATTTCAAATTTCTTAGTTTGTTTGTTACACATTTTTCTAGCTTCATCAATAGTAATAATTCCACCTTGAAATAAAAATACAGCATGTTTTTCTTTTCTTTCTTCAAGATTAAACCCTTCAGAAAACTTCATTTCTATTTCATCATCTAGATTACCAAATAAATTCATACAAATTTCATCTATTATAGTTCTATTTATTTGAAATTCCATTTCTTTAAAAAAACCATTTGTTATATTTAAAGTATTTTCATCTTGAGTTTCAGCATCTTGTCTTCCAGAACTAGTTGAACCCAATTGACCTTTTGAAGTATAAAGTCCAGCATATATTTGAGTTTCTAAAACTTCAAGTAATTTATCTGGTGAATTAAAATTTTTATCAACTTTATTAACATTAACTGGTAAATCTATAATTAAATCATCATCAGTTTCTTTTAACAATCTTTTAGTACTATCAAATTGATCTTGTCTAGTGGGTTTTATAGTTCCAGATTTTGTTATTCCAACTTCATAAATTATTCTTGTGATTGCTTGATCTGCATAAGATTGAAGTGCATTGTTAGTTAAAAAATTATATTTTTTTATAACAGGTATAACTGAACACCATATAGGCATTGCAAAAATTTCATCAGATTCTCTATTAAAAGTATAATGAAAAATATCTATTTTATTTTTAAAAACTTTACGTTTTGAATTATTATATCCATCATCATATGAATCTTTAAAAATAAACTCTTCACATAGAAAAGTTCCTATTTTTTTATTTACTGTCCAGCCTTTATTTGGCATTATTCTAAGTCTTATTAATTTATTTTTTTCATCTTTAATAGGCATTATAAAGACATTAGAATACTTTACTAAATTTTGAAAAGCTTCTTTTAAAAATAAATTTGGGTTATAATTGCTATTTTTTAAAATTTTATTAAATTCTTTAGCGACTTTTATTACTTTTTTGTCATCTTCTCCAGTAAAATAAAAAAATTTATCAGAACTTTTTGAGGTTATATTTAAAATTGATCTTGCTAATAACGGTAATTTAAAAGTTTCTTCTTTTATTTTATCTAATACAATGTCCATATTTTTAGTCATTGCATCTTGTCTTTTTTGACTATTTGAAAACGAAAGATTGTCATAAAATTCATATTCTTTTTTATAAATTTTTCCGTAATCTCTTTTTTCTATTTCAGTTTCAGTTTCGTTTGTATTAAATTCTTTTCTCTTTTTGCTATTAAATATATTTATATTGAGCAAATCTTTTAAACCTTCAAAAATTATATTCACCACCTTTACTACTTTAATAATTGTGTAATTTGATAAGTAGTAAGATATGTTTCTTTGTTTTTAACATCGGAAAGCATACTATCAACTTCTTTTAATATTTCTATTTTTTTATTAAAAAATTCATCTAAATTTCTATATATATCTTTATTTATATTCACTTCATTATTATTTTTAAAATTAATTAATGCTATTTCTTCATTTTTATTAATTGTATTTAATATCGAATTTTTTTTAACATTTTCTAATTTAAATGTCAAATTTTTAATGTTTTCTCTTATTTTTTTCACTTCATTATTATTAGCAAGAGGTTTGTTTATTTCGTTGTTTAGTTGTTTTTTTAAATTTTTTATTTCTTTTAATGTTGAATAATATTCAAGATTATTTATTCTATCTAAAAAGTTTTTTATTTCTTTTATTCTTTGGACAGAATCTTTACTTAATATTTTTTCAATTTCTTTATCAATTGGTTTAATATTTAAATAATGTTCTTTTTCACCTAAAGTCCTAATTTTTTTTTCATTGTTATTTAAAATTATTTCTCTTTTTCCGCTTTTAAAAATAAGTTCAACTTTCCCATTCTTATAAACTATTTTTAATGGAATATCCTCTTGTTTGCTTATAATAGTTTCAGTTATTGTTTTTTCAGTTTTATAGTCATTGTATTTATTATTTATTTTATTTAGAATATTGTTTCTTTCTTTTTCGTTAAAAATAACTTTTTTTTGATTTCCATCTAAATAGTGATAAATAATTTCTTGCTTTGATTTATTGTATTCTATGTCATCATTGTCTTGATTATTTTCTTCTTGTTCAATGTATTCATCATTTCTAAATTCTGGCAGATTACCTTCATACTTTCTTTTTCTTTCAATTAATATTCTTTCAGCTTCTTCATAATCTCCATTCACAAAACAAGGAATTATAGATTTTGGAATTTTTTCAATAAATTCATCTATAAAATTTATTGTTTTTAACATAGATTTAATTAATGGGATTTGTCCTAAACCTAAATCTATTTCAACTTGTGTATCAAGATGTCTTAATTTTTCTGTCTTTTTATCAATAGCTTTAAAAAATTCTTCTTGAACATGAGAAATAGTATTATTTATTTGTTCTCTTAATTGTATTAACACTTTTTCAAACATAATAGATGTTATAAAATTCATTAGCATATTTATTAAAGATAACAATTCTTCTTTCGTAGCCTTTTCAGCTCCAAATAATTTTGCTATTTCAAATATAGATGGAAGAAACCTTGTTAAAAAATCATCAAAATCTCCCAAATCTTGGTCTTCGTATGTAGTTTCAGTTATTGCTTTTTTATTAAATTCCATTACACTATAATATTCATTTAATTGTATATCTATAAATCTAGAATAATATTTAAGAAAAGCAGTGTTTTGACTTTCTTCTTTTAAATTATAAAAATTAGTTTCTTTATATTCTTTATATAATTCAGTTCCTTCTAATAAACTTCTTAAAATATTTGTATTAATAGAATTATTAATCTTATGTATAAATTTTTTATCTATATAGTAGTATTTATTTTCATTAAATAAATCTATGTCAAATTTTTTTAAAACGAAATATACTTCTTCGATAGTTAAGCTTGTTAATAGAGCATTTACTTCATCTTGACTTCCAAATATAATATTTTTTTTAGCATAATAATCACCATTAAATGCTTTTTTTTCTAATGCAAACTCTATAAGCGTATATAAAATAGGCAAATCTTCAAATACAGTAAAATAAGTTTTATTATTTTTATAACTCTTTTGTAATTTATCTATAAAAAAAACAATACCAGAAGTACTATTTAGTTTTTTGTCATAAGCTCCAAAGCCTATCTCTCTAAATTGAGCAATATTAACTCCTAATTTATTTAATGATTCATTTATTAAAAAATCTTTGTTATAAGAATTAAGTTTTTCTGTATTATCTATGTTTTCAATTAAAAATCTTATAAAATTTAAATAATTATACAAATCAGAAATTGAAATTTTTTTACCATTTATAGGTAATAATTTTAAAAAAAACAATTGTTGAAACGTATTAGTAATAGAAAAATCTAATAATTGAACCACAGAGTTCACTATTGAAGAAATAAAACCTTTAATGTAACTTCCTAAATTTACATTAACTATTAATTTTTTATCAAGCTCATCTATTATAGTTGCAATATCTTTTAAAATACCTATATTGTCAATTACTCCATTTATATTTAAAACTTCTAATCCTATTTTTCCAAATAATCTATGAAGAGCTATGGCATTTTTGTCCATATTTTGATGTTCTTTGTTATTTATTATTTTTTTATACGGATTTTGTTCAGCTGTAATAAATGAATAATAACTAGACAATGCTTTTGCAAATTTTGAATTTCCATAAAAAGATGGATTATTACTTTTTTCTGTGCCTATAGCCCAATTAGATTTTGCATTTTTTATATTATTCATATGTTCTTTTGCGTAAGAATTTCCAGCACCTAAATAAGTTAACCAGTATAATATTGTTTTTATCATTCTGCAATCATTAGAATCGAATCTTAAAGTTTCAAGATATTTATTATAAGATTTTAATTTTTCATCTAAATATTTATTAATAGGATTGAAAAAATTATCTTTATTAAATTGAGTCCAAAATTTAATTATTTCTGGATTTATTTGTTCAGAATAATATTTAGCATCTTCACTATTTCCAGTTAATGTTAAATAATAATCTGGTTTTTCTTTTTTAAAATTATAAGACGTGTTAAAAACATAACTTGTTTCAATTTCTTTTTTTTCGTTTTCTATATTTGTTTGTTTATAAAATAAATCTGAAATGTTATTTAAAATATAATTTAATTTAGAGCCATCATCTGTGAAATTTTTAACTCTATTATTTAACAATTTTAAAGCAAATTTATCATCTTCTTTTAATATATCAGTTTCAAGATTAAATTCCGCCAGCGGAATTTCGTTAATAAATTTTTTAAATTCATCTTGATTAAATATTTCACAAAAACCATCTAAACTTACTTTGTCAGGCATATTACTTAAAATTTTAATAAAACCATTTATTTTTTTGGTAGTTTTAATTTCTGATTTTATAATTCTTAAATAATATTCCTGTATGTTAAAATTTTTAATTTCAGCAAATTGTTGAGAGTGTTCAAATATATACAGAAGTCTTTTTTCATCAAAATTAAATGGAAAGTTTTTTTTAAAGATTTGAAACTCTTTATTTGAATAAAGTCTTTTATTTAAATATTTATCCAATTCAAAATCTTTATCATTAAATAAAAAATCAAAATTATTTTCTAATTTATTACTTAATTCAATAAAATATAATTGTTTATCTTTTATATTATCCATTTTTTTCTCCAATTATTTTTTTAACTATATCTTCAAATCTTTTGTCTATATTCTTTTCATTTTCATTTAATAAAAAATTATTTTTTAAACTTGTTACTATATTTTCATCTGTTTTTATGTGATTTAAAAATTCATTATTTTCTAAAAATTTCTCATTTTCTGGTCCTAAATTTAAAAACCAATTATATACAACAGAAGCGCTTATTAAGATTTGTGGGTTTTTTGTAACACTTGACATTTTTCACAGTCCTTTTCTAAATAATAATTTAATCTTTTTTCTAATGAATTTAAATACATTTGCATATATAATTGTTGTTCTATTAATAATGTTTTTTCAATTGAAGATTGTTTTTGAAACATTTCAGTTTCTTTAAACAAATCAATTTTTTTTATTTTATATTTTAATTTATCTTTTTCTTCTAGCATTCTAGCTACAAAAACTTCCATAATTTCATCCTTTTTTTCTTATTTTAAATAATAGGAACATTATCTATTAAAGCATTTGCTCTTTTAACACACTGTTCAAATGTTTCTTTACTGTATCCATTTAAATTTAAATCATAAGTTACAAATTCTATTGTTGATTTTAGTTGTTCATAAAAACTTTCAAATTTACCAGTTGCATTTAAATAATCTCTTATTGTTTTCACTCTTTTATAAACTTTAGCCAAGTTCGGATCAATTTTTGATAAATAATTTAAATTAGTTTTAAAAGTTTCTTTTAGTTCTTTAGAAGGAATATTTTTGTGAGCGTATAATAAAGAATCATAATAAGATATATTTTCTAAAGTAGGTATTAAAACTTTATCCCTATTACCAGTTGCTCTTTCTACTTTGATAAAAATCATTTCTCCAGTTTTGGGATTATAACTTTTGAATTTCACATTTTCTTCATGTTCTACTTTTTTTATATATTTTTTTTGAGCTTCTTCTTCTTCATATCTTTTAAGCCTTCTTCTATGATATCTTTCTAATCCTCCATCTTCACGATCTCTAACTCTATCACTGTCTATATCTCTACCCATTAACTTCCACCTCTTTCATCTTCACTTTTTTACCTTTCTCTTTCATCCCCAATACTTTTACCATATTCTTTATCGGAAAAATAATCTTCGGTTTTTCTTTCATATTTCCAATATTTTTTTACAATTATTTCTTTTTTAGATTGCTTAACAAATCCATAATTAGTTAATTCACCAAAATATTCGTAAAATTTTTTTTCCAAGTTACTTTTTTCTTCTTCTGTTTTATTGTTGAAATTTTTAAAGTTTTCTATTAAATAATCATATTTTGCCAAATCTACTGTTATTTTTTCCAAAGCATCGTAAATAATATTTTCTATTAATGTTTCTATTGAAGTTTCTAAATCACTAGATTCTACAAGTATTTGTTTTTTTAAAAATGCAAACATTAAGGACATTAATTTTCTTGTTATACTATCTTCTCCTAAAGCATTTGTATTTGCTAACAAATCTTGAATTAACGGATTATTAAATGGATTATTATATTCTTTTACCATTTGAAAATTATTTTTTTCATCAAAAGGTTTACCGGCCCAAACTCCTTTATAACGCCAAGGACAAAAATTAGTTAATTTTTTATTAGGGTCAAATATAAAGACTCCACAAGAAATAGCTCTATTGCCAGTTATATTAGTTGGAACTTTATTTATAACAAATCTATCACCAAATCTAACAGATACTTTTGTATCTAATAAAGTTATATTATCTAATGTAGAACCATAAGGAAAAGTTGCATTTTCAAAACCAGATTTAGATAAATCAGTATCAAGTGATGCTGGAATACATTGAAACATTTCATTAATTCTTTTAGAAATTTTCTCTTGCCATACGCATAAAACTCTTTCTAATAAACCTCCAATACATAAACCACCAAATATTTTAATTTTTTTGAATCCAAGTAATCTAGGTATATTCGCATGAAATAATCCAACTAAAGAACAGAAACTGTAAATATATTGTATGATAGAACGCTTTAAACCTAATTTATTTTTGCTGGTCCACATACAAACATGTCCAGTTTTATATGTTCTTTCAGAGCAACCGTTTCTTTTAATTTTAATTGTTGAATTTATATTTGTATATTTAGCTGTTCCATCTTTTGCAAAAATTATATCTTTATTAGATAGCACACTAGATGATAAAGGTTTAATACCTTTTTCTCCACCACCCCATAAAAGCAATGAACTTAATTCGCCATAAGGAATATCTTTAAAATTACAAACCCCCAATTCTTTTCCAGGAGTATTATATTGTTTTATTTCATCAACAAAATTAATTTTTTCTATATCTGTATAAATATCAGATAAATACAAATTGTCAACTGGAAACTCAATCATATATTTATCTTCATAAGTTATTGGATGTCCATAATAACTTGCAAAAGTATTATTAAAATTTAATAAATTTTCAATCTCTTTTGGATATTTTTTGGACTCTTCTTTAAATTTAGCAATTTTTTCTTTAACTGTTTTTGGGTTTATGTATTCGTTTTGTTTTATTTGAACTTCTTTTTTTATATTTGGATTTTCAATTTCATTTATCAAATCATTTAATGTATCAGAAGTATCAACAAAATAATCTTCTATGAAATTTTCAGGTAATTCTATTCTAATTCCATTTGTTGTTATAGCTTTATTATTAAGCAAATCTAAAAATTTAATTTTTTCATTTTCTAAGTTTGAATGAAAAATAATATTTCTATTAGCATCATAAACATTTCCATCAGAATCTATTGCATATCCATTTTCAAAATTAAATTTATCAGGTTTCATAACACCAGTTTCTGTTGTAGAAGAATTTAAAATTTCATCAGTTGAAACAGGAAATTCATTTTCTAATAAACTTTTAGCGTCAAAAAATGCTCTTGGATTAATTTTTCCATCTACATAATACTTAGGGAAATTAGGGATATAAGTTGAAAAAAAATCGTTTAAATTTTCTAGATGTTTTAAAAATTCTTCATCAAAAAAAGGTTCTGCCTTTATTGATTCTTTCAACATTTCATTTTTTATTTCTTTTTTTGCTAGTTTTAATTTTTCTTCTAATTCTTTTACCTTTTCTATCTCTGTTTTTATATTCGGTTTTTCTAAAAAAACATTTTCTTCTGTTTTTGACAATTCATAATCAGAATATAAATTTTTATACACATCATTATTTTTATATCTATTAGTCAAAAAATCCATTGTCAAATCCTTTCAGCAATATTTTGTTTAAAATCTTTCTTTTTTTTGGAATATTTTCTTCAACCTTTATACCTAAGTTTGGATTTATAGTATAAGCCTCAATTGGTCCTAAAGGCTTTTTCTTTTTTTCATCTTGAAAAGTTCCAGAAGAAATTTTATATCCTTCATTTTTAAATCCAAAAATAAAGTTACCAGTTGTTTTATCAAATATAGTATCAAAGTTTTCTATGAATGCAAAATTAGCTAACATTAAAGCATCTATTTTATGGTCCACACCTCTAAAGATAGGTTGATTTTTATCATCATATCTTTCGATTCTATATTCTTTTAATTGTTCAATTAAATTACCTTTTCCACTTTCTTCTAATTCAGAAATTTCAATTTCTTCTTTTTCAAATCTTTTTTGAAGAAAACTAACCATCATAACTTTTATTCTTTTATGTACTTTTCTTTGTAAATGTATATCTTCAAATTCATAAGCAGAAGCAAAATTTATACTTTTGAAAATATCTATTTTTCCAATTTCATAAAAATGTTTACTTAACATTTCATTTTGCATAGAACCATGGCCTTCATCGCAATAAACAAAATCTGCATTAAAATTTCTTTGTAATTCTATTATTCTTTCTATAGTAGTTATTTGTAAATCTTTAAACTTAGCATCTACAGAATTTTTATAAATTGAAGTAAAGTTAAGTATTTTTATTGTTTTTTCTACATCTAATGGATTACCACAATACAAACCTAATACACATATTTGAGAACCATTTTTGAATTCGTTATAATCAACACCTATTGTTATTTTCCATTTTTCTGGATTTATTAATTCTTCTCTAAATTCACAATATTTATATTGATATAATGAATTTTTTATATTTTCAGTTTTAAATACTTTGCTATCACCTTCAGAAAACTCAGCTTCAACTTCTAATTTATATCCTTCTTCAGTTAATGAATTTCTAAGTTCTGGTCCATCATTTTCTTCAAAATTAGGTAATATAGAAGACGGATAATGAAATTCTCTCCAAGCAGGATCAACTAAGCACCATTTTCTAAAATTTGTTTCCAAAGCTGTTGGTGTAGAAAATACAACAAATACAACATTTGGATTGTCTAATTTAAACAACATTAAAACTTGATAAGCTTGTTCTGTTACGTATGCACCTTCATCAATATATAATCTATCTGCTGATTGTCCTCTGATAGAGTTTCCATCTGTACCAGTTGTAAAACCATTTATTTGTGTTCCATTAACTAAGACTATTTTTTCACTAGGACTTCTTTTTCTCGTATATGAAGTTTTATAAGCAGACTTTGAACCTGTTAATAAAAATTCCATTCTATTAAATATTTCTGTAATTAAGTTTAACGAGTTTGCTGCAACGATTATTTTTTTATTTGGATTATTAAAAGCAAAATGAAGTATGTCTATTACCATAGCTTCGGTGTTATGAGTTATTATTCCATTTGTTAAGAATGTATGAGAGTTAGCTACTGCAATTGAAAGTGTATTTTTATAACCAACATTTTCTATTGATATTATTTTTTCATTTATAAAATCTTTATTAGTTTCATATTTTCCGATTATTTCAATTTCAAAATTATTATTTATTTTTTTTATTTTATATT